GGTTTCCATTTCTTCCACCCATATTGCATTTTTAACATATCTGTTTCCGGAAACTCTGGATTCCAACACCACGGATATATTTCTGTACCATCACCGATAAAATTTATAGCTTTTATCCCATTGTTGATACAATCATTACATATATTGATATTATCATCGATAATAGAATTTATAGCGAGAGACCGACATATATCCACTTTTGAAACTTCATTTGGTGTATAACTATTCGTGAGGATGACGTCATCAAAAATACCCGGAAAATACTCATGTACCCAGTTTTCGGTCGTTTCCCTCGAAACGTCGTGTCTTCCCGTGACTATATACATTTTCTTCGCGGTGTTTCTGATGGAAAGCATTGCGTATTGTGATCCGGGAATGGGTTTTAAATTTTTAAAAGCATCGCTGTTATAAAATCCCCGAACCATCTTTGCCGATTCTTCTTCGGGTATATTGAATATTTCTCTATAGACGTAAGGATAGTGTATTTTGTTTGGCAATTTGTAACCCTTCCATACGGACATTGGTTTTAAAAATTTAACGAGGACTTCATCCATATCGACGGCAATTTTTGTATTCATAGTATAACAATATATCATTCGTAATCTCTAACTGCTATTCCGACGGGAAACCTAGGAACACCATAGGCGGATAAGTTTTGGAAACGAACCGTGAGCATTTTTCCCATATATTTATCTTTGTTTTTGAGTAATTTTCGTCGGTAGGCCATCGTACCCTCGGGCTTTGCGTAGAAGGTATGTTCTCCCACTTTACATTCCCACACGGCGGTACCCTCTTCGCGTCCCGTACCAACCTTGTACCCAACGATTTCATATTCTTCGGTTTGAAAGTCCTTATATTTGAGGAGATAGTTGCTCCTTTTACCCGGTTCATACACACTTTCCCTGTCTCGGATCATGGTTCCTTCAAATCCATCTTCAACGAAAGCTTTGTGGAGTTTCCGAAGATCAGCCTTCTTTTGCACCTGGATTGTTTTGACGGTACAGTGACCCATATGTAATCTCTCTTCAAACGTCAATTCCGGTCTATTGATATCAAAATAGTCAAATACATGAAATTTCAGAGCGAGTGGGTCGGTTTTGAAGAGGCTCGTAATTTCTTCAAACGTTTTGTTTTCAACGTAACACTCACCGTCCAAATATTCACCTTCCTTGAGGTCTTTCCCCCATACCTCCGTTCCAGGTACAATTTTCCCCGTTCGTGAGATACCACCCTTATTGGACACAAGAAGACGGACACCGTCAATTTTGGGTTGAATATAGAACGGTATAGAGATATAATTCTTTCGTTCTTCCCATTTGTTTGCCAACATTGGAAGAACGGCAGTACATTTGATTTTTTCATTTTTCCACATGGTTTTTGCCCTGGCGATCGCCTTTTCGTATCCCGTAGTTACTAACGTTTTTGATACGGTTTCCTTACCACCCACAATTCCAGAGGTTTTTACAATGTATGCGGTACCATCTTCGTTGTCTTCAACGCGAATATCCGTAAATCGGTCTTGGCCGTTTTTGCTTTTTCTGATAAGTCGTTGCATTCTTAAAATTAATTTGTTGATTTTAAGTAACTATGATTCCAGTTGTAAATTATGGAAGGATGGAACGACTTAGGCCTCCAGAAGTCACAGAAGTGCCTATGAATTTGAATACACTTTCTATAATTTTTATTATATTTTGTATAATAGGATTATATATTAGATATACACATATCAGTCGATTGCGTGAACTATCTTATACTTGATACATTTTCTAGCGTCTAAATATAAATCTTTCTTCATCAATTTGTCAAATTTCTTTTCGGGGATTTCTGTTTTACCCATAAAAAGATCTTTTATGCATTTCATGAATTTTTTACACGATTTTAGTTCATCTTTGATTTCATGAAATTTTCCCCATATCTCTGTACTCAGCTGATGAATGAGTACGTACGCATTTTGTCCAATTCTTCTCTCGTGACCACCCATCAGCATAAATGTTGCGGCGCTACAACATGCTCCTTGTGCTATGGTTATTACTTTTACTCTCGACCTCTCTATTACATTCATGGCATTCATTCCACTAAATATATCACCCCCTTCACTCATGATGTGAAGTCGGATCACCGGTGAATAATCTATGAGGTCGGCAGATCTCTTAAGTAAATCTATTTCGAGCTTTTTAAATTTTTCTATGAATTCTAGTATATTTTCTACGGATACCTCACCGTAAAACAATATTTCGTTACCTATGACCTGCGTCGTATCACTTTTATCTTCGGTCTCTTCATTGTCCTTGGATGGCATTTTTCATGGACTTTTTTATATGAGTAACTTGTTTCTGTTTTAACTTGCTTGAAATTGCGAGGTGGTTCATAACATCAAAATCTGCCGGTAATAAATTGTATTTCATGAGAATGTCTATATTTCCTTGTTCGGCGTGTTTTTTCAACAGACACAGTTCCTCTACACCGACCGACGATCCTATACTCTTAGTTCTGAAGTTTATAGCCTTCACTTTTTGGTATCGCATTTTCATGTTTCCAAACTTTGTCCATGAACTACCGGGTCTAATATTTTCTCGTTTGAGAGGTTTTGTCATGCATGATTTTGGTATAGAAACGGACGATAATGCATAATATGGCATGAGTTCCCATTTTCCTTCATAGATTGATGCGTCATATATGTCCGCATCCGAGAAAGACATAGACGCCCTTGAATAATCTACATTTTTAGAATCTATATAATTTTCTTGGAATATATCCGCCACGTGACCATGTTCCGTTAATTTGCTATCTAATATCGTTTCATGTGTCTTTTCGCAAAGTATATCGTGTATGTATTCCTTTGGTGTTTTAAACTCGTCCTTTTCATCTGATTCTTCATTAATATATGATAAAAAATTACGAATATTCCCCTTTGATTTTTCTGCCGCTTTCTTGCCCCCGGGTCCAGATTTTATACTCAATAGTTTATTAATCGTCGGAACCGGTAGATAAATGACTTCAAAGTTTGGTACCCCCAGATAGAACTGATTGGTAGATATTATGTGAGATCCGTTGGTATATCTTTCCCCGTCGCATATACTTTGAAATATATTCTTATACGGGTAATATGTGGGGTCGTAATCATCTATAAATAAATGTTTTGATGACCCTCTAACACAATCTAAAAACGTACTTTTATTTGATATGTTTTCGTGTGTTATTTCTATACTATTCTGTTCATCAAGAATACAATTTAAAAAATGTGTCTTACCACTTCCTACATTTCCACATATGATTACATTTGTATTTGATTTGAGATGCTCCTGAAATATTTTAAATTCCTTTTTGTGTATCGTGGTTTTATTTTCCTGATTTTTTTGTGGTGTTATTTTAATGAAGCAGTCCATTGATGATCTTACTAATCAGGCAATAGATATTGTTACGAAAAATTCCGCACTACAAGAACGTGTCGTCGAACCTTTAAGGCGGAAAATTTTTCCATACCTTGTATGTGTTACTTTATTCAACATCATCATGTTCATATTGATTCTTTATATGGCTCGTCGTATTTCCAAAATGAATGTATAAATAATATTCGTTAAGTGTAAGTATGAATAAAGAATCGAAACTCTGGTTGTTTTGGACAATTTCCTTTTTGGCGGTAACGATACGACTCATGGTGGGTGTGTATCGCGATCAGAAGAAATCGAATCCTTCTTGAAATAATATTCCCAGTAGTAAGTAAATGAAGAAGAACGCTCGGTACTCTCTCCTCATTGTTGGTTTGTTGGTTGTGATTATATTACTTCTAACGAATCCCCGTGTCATTCGTCTTCCTGCGAGAAGACCCCATCAGCCCATAATTGTCAATTCCCTAACGGAGGACAGACGCCAACCGGAATTTAGAAATGCTCCCATTAAGAAGTATAAACCCGGACGAACACAACAAATGGGTTTATTAATTGGTAACGACGAAGAGGCATTGCCATTATATGGCAAGGAAGTTCGAAACAGGCGGGATAGATATCATTATTATACGACCACACCAGGAAATCAAATCTATTCATTACCCCTCGTCCATAATGGTAGAGAATGTACAGAAGATATTGGTTGCCCAGAGTTTTATGGGGGTGAGACTGTTTCCGTTGTTTCTAAGGATGGCACATACCAAACCAAAATGTATAGGACTGATAATTTCTTCTAATAAATCTAATTAAAAAATATCATTAAATATTAAGTAGCAATGGTTCGTTATTCTATGTTTAATACAAAACCTCTTATTCATAGAAACGTAATTAGTCGAGTGTCTGGACATAGACGAATTGATCAGGGTTATTCATTATCTGAAAAAGAGTCTATCATTACGCGAATGGCATTAGAAACTTTATACGAGACTCCTGCCAGGGATATGTTCAGTACTCTAGATTCTCATATTCATCAGGTGCGTTATAGATTGGTTCTTTCGGACGCAATCGATGATGCACGCGAGGAATGTAAGGATGACATTCATTGTATAGGTTGTAAATTAGCCTGGGAACGTGTATGCGAGATAGAAGATTCAGCTGATAAGCATATAGACTTTTATCAGTGATATTTACTTGCCACACTTGTCACAGTATTTTTCTTCTTTGCGTTGGATAAGGAAAATATGGTCATACATGTGCATCAATCCTAAAATGACGGCAAAGACACTTAACACCATCTTGGGGCTTCTCGCCTTTCTTCCGGACATAGATAAGATTGCCATGACAATGACGGCAAAAATGACAACTCGAACCGCACCCGGTTTCGGTTTTAACACACTGAGGTCAAATGTTTTCTTTTCCTCTTCTTCCTTCTTGGGAACTTCGATTATTTCGGCACCCGACGACATTTATAGTATTATTACATGAGAAATAAATGCTTCCTACATACTGATTTATATATGTCCCTGTCCCCGATGAGTTCAAGTTCGTCTGAGTCAATGGTTCGTTTTGTAAATGGTCCGGGTGTTCCGTCCATACAATCCATGCACAACGCGGATAATTTTACAACTTCGTCTGCGATTGGGATACAGTCTATGAGGGTTCCAAATTTTCGTTGTCTGTAATCACCATCTAAGCCGGCCAATAACACAGACTTGTTTTTAAGGAGGCATAACTCACAAAATTTCCTGAGATCCGCAAAGAATTGCGCTTCATCTACGGCTATAATTTCCGCATCTATGAACGAAGGTTCATTTATAATTTCATCGAGTGTTTTCGTTTTTATACACTCAAATGTTATCCCATCGTGCGTTTTTAATACCTGCTCAGGAGAACGAGTGTCTTTTGAACAATTGACTACCAGTACTCGTTTCCCAATGACTTTATAACGCTTAAGTCTTCGTATCAGTTCAGATGTTTTACCGGAAAACATATTTCCAATAATCACACTAACACTCATCTTTTATTAAAATAATATTGTTTTTTTTATATGGGTATTCGACATAAGGCCACTTTTGGAAATTTAGATGGGTACTATTATCCAAGTAGTGGCCGTGTCAAATTTGGGGCTTGGACATTTCCAAACATTACCATAGCACTTAAATATATTCAGGATCCCATGTCAGGGTTTTATTCACCCCATAGGTAGCTTAATGTTCGTTTGATCTTTATATCGTTCCATACTTGACTAATAAAACCTCCACTGAATATTTTATTAAAAATATACATGTTATTTTAATAAAATATTTTTAAATCATTCATTATCTTGCTCTAGTAACATTTCGCGAATATTATCGTATAGAATACTTAATAATGCAATTTTATATGTAAGAAACCCAAATAATGTCGCTCCATAGTCAAATTCAAATGGGATCGGTGTATGATTCCATAATCCTTCGCCCATAGCTAAACAAATTGGGAATAAGATGGGCATTTCCATGGTTCCCTTTTCTATGTTATCTACCTTGGAATACAATGTATCCAGGTACGCCAGTGATGTTCCTAGTCCCACGCCATACGATATTCCCGCTTCCATACCCTGACCTATAAAATAAGACATAGTCAGGGATGTACCATAAATTGCCGTTGTTTGCGTTAATTTTCTTTTCAGCTTAACATATTCGTCATTATTTTGTGCGCGAATAATTTTTTTAAATGGTTGTAGCGAAAGTGAATATCTCCCGGAAAGCATCTATTATTGATAATGTTTTTATTTTTAATTGAATTTATTCCAGCTTTCTTCCCAGGCTTTATTGGGATATTTACGAACTACTCGTGAAATTCCAATACTACATCTTCGGCAGTCTATCAGTGTAAAGTCACCTTCAAGTTCTTTTAGGCATTTTATTCTGATGACTTTATGACCTTTGCAATTTACACAACAATCTTTAGGTCTGGGGCGTTTTGGTGTCCTGAGTCTAGATTCAGTTGAAAGATCCAGTGATTTTGCGTGTAGCTGGTATGCTGATATAATCTTGGTCATGTACTATATTATATACAAATCTTTATTCTTCTTCAACATTTGCGAGGTAGCTTGCCATGTTGAATATATCAGTGAAATAATCAAAGGAGGCATCTACGAAATCGCCATCATAGTTTCGTTGTAATATGTTATTTGTGTCATATACCATAAATAATGCCATTAAACCCACACCAATTTTATAGAAGTTCTTAGACTTCTTCTCGGCAAATATGCTATAAAAAAGCATAGCCAAAATTGCTCCAAACAACATAAGGCCAATTGGTCTCAAATTCCAACCCATTTTGATTGTAATGGCACCAAGAACAAACATGAGAATGAATATTCCTATGGCATCCGTGAGCGCTTCTTTCGCGTTAAGATTTCTGGATGTTAAAACGCCCATGAAGAAGGACAACAGAGTGAAGAGTGCGAATTTATAGGGAAGTTTTAATTTTATAAAAATAAGAGGAATTAATGTACAGAAAAATAAAATCAAATACATGAGCATATTTTTCGCAACGTGGTCACTGAACTGCGGACTATCTATAATTCGTTGTGCCGTGACATATGCGACTGTTCCCTGAAAGATTAAGTTACCAAACACTTTTGCCATGAAAGGAGCTTTTTCCTGAATCAACGACATGTTTTTATATAAATTGAGAAAAATATTATTTAAAGATTAGTGACATATTATCTATAGATGAGTACCCTCAGAGTTAAGAAATTGAAATATGATGCTATTATACCTACAAGAGGGTCTCCTTTGGCTGCTGGTTACGACTTATATAGTACAAGTGATCTGCGTATATTCGAAGGTCAAAGAGCTATTGTCGATACGGGTATTGCGATTGAAATGCCAGAGGGCGTCTATGGACGCGTTGCGCCACGTTCGGGACTCGCCGTGCGATCAGGGATATCCGTCGGAGCTGGAGTCATCGATAGAGACTACAGAGGAGAACTCAAGGTCGTTTTATTCAACCAAGGTTCAGAGTCCTTTGAAGTCAAAAAGGGAGACAGAATCGCACAGCTCGTGTTGGAAAGGCACGAGATGCCCGAAGTTGAGGAAGTTGGCTTGTTGGAAGAAACCCACAGAGGTGAAGATGGATTCGGATCTACTGGAGTGTGATTAATTTTTCTTTTTTGACGTATATGGTTTAATATTTTTTCCGGATATGGTCTTTCGGGTTACGGGACTCATGGCCTTTTGGAAACTATCCCTAACTTTGCGTATATATGTTTTTAAACCGCGTTTATTAAATACGGTCTTGATTTTACCGTTATTCCCAACATTCGTACTAATATACACACGTTTCTTGGGTTTAATATTTTTTTTGGCTACCGGGGTGAATTCCTTGTTGTACCACGTCGCGACGTTCTTATTCCTGGTGTTAGAATTAGATGGGCTATTTTTGTTATTATTATTTGAATTTGAATTATTTGAGAGATTGCTATTTGGTGGTCTGGAGACAAGTCCCCGTTTCTGGTTGAGTCGTCGCGTTCTCTCTCTTTGTCGTCGTGCCTCGGTTTCGTTTTGAGTACGCATTCTTCGTTCGCGATCGGCTCGTGAAATTGGCATCGATACTTATAAATACCTCACATTAAAAATTTTATATATTGGGATTACCAAGTTATAAAATTTTTAGTTTATTTTTTTGTGTAATATAGTTATTTAGCTTCCAAACGCAACGCCGCCGAGGCCGTCCTTTATGCGTAAAATGTTGTAATTCACAGCGTAACAGCGTATTTGCGGGGAAGAGGCTCCACCGGACGGGTTTCGGATAGCCAATTTAGCGTTATCGATACGAGAGAAATTTAGTGTACCACTCGGTTGCGATTTATTTAAGGTTAATCCAAACGGCCACGTGTAGAGCGGTGCCGTATCCAATACGGAACTCGGGATCGAACTCGTGTGCATTTCATGGACGACATTGTGGTGGAAAGTTTTGCTGGTGTTTTCAAAGAGGGGCGTACCGTTGATGTACAACGTAGAATCATCGAACGAATACTCGGTTTGCCACGCCGCACCGGCGGACTGTCCCGAGACCAAGTGAACCGCCTTCGTCGGGTGATTGAAATACGTTAAATCCACCTCCGTGGCCGTATTGGAAGTTATTTGGTATTGAGTTTGTGTAATCAATATCTCCTGTTCCTGATCCGTGAAATATTTACGTTCATCGGAATCTAAATACACATACATACCATACACCTTGGGTGTTTCCGCTGGTGTAAATCCATCGCGGCACTTGACACGAACTTCGACTTCATGGTACGCGAGACCACACAAGGGGAGACACTTCGTGAAATCTTCGGCAAAGAAGAACGGTATCATGTAGTAATCGGCACTCGGTTCAACCGCGGTACCCCGGGCGTTACCCGGGACTTCGTTGGTAGTGACGGCACAAGAGGCACGGGCACCGTTTTCTCTGTACAAAACATTATGAACCCCCTGGATGTACAAAGAGTCGAGGCGGGCGACTTCCTGACCTCCTATGTGCAAACTGAATTCCGTGGGTTCAGATGCGGTGTTGGAGAACAATCCATCATTATTTGTTTGGACATTGCTGATGCTTTGGGCTTCGATCCACAAATAAGAGAGTAAATCTCCCTTGGAACGGATCGGAATAGTAACCTCGTTGTTAGATCCGAACGTACCGATGTAGTCCATACGCTCGGGCTTTATGGCGAAATTTGTATGACGTTTAAAATTTTGTCGAAAAAATGAGACCTGAGGCTCGCCTGTTATATAGGCATCTTGAACACCGACACTTACAAGATCAATCAACGCAGCTGACATTTACTAATAATGTATATTAAAAATTTAGCTCGATTGATACACAAGAAATGGTTGTGTTTCAAGCTCTCACCTGGGAAGCACGAGATACGGAAGAATGTGATGAACATCTTATCAGTATTTTCGGAAAAACGGAGGACGGAAAGTCGGTTTGCCTGACAACAAGCTTTGCGCCGTACTTTTTTGTTAAACTTCCCAAGAATACATCGGAGCAAGATGTTCAGCGGCTATATAATAATCTCAACGCACAGAGACCCGGCTGCCTGGTGAGTTATAGTCTTACGAAAAAGAAGGATGTATGGGGATTTCAGAATAATGAAAAGTTCGCATTCATGCATTTGAATTTTAATAGCGTTACATCTAGACGAAAAATCAATTCATTATTTATGTATAATAATGACTTTAAAAACTATAAAGTGTATGAATCGAATTTAGACCCCGTTCTGCGGTTAATGCATCGAACCGGCATTGAATCTACTGGGTGGCTCGATACGGGTTCATCCTGTGTTAGATCTCATCTCGCTACTGTGGATATTGATTTATTCTGTAACGATTGGAAAACGTTAAAACCTGTTGAAAAGACAAATACAGCTCCGTTTGTTGTTGGTTCGCTTGATATTGAGGCGAATAGTTCTACAGGTAAGTTTCCCTGTGCGACTACCGAAGGAGATGCTTGTTTTCAAATCGCTATATCCTTATGTAAATTTGGTTCCGATGAACCATACGATAAAACATGTTTTTGTTACAAAAACACAGATCCAAACCTTGATGGGTGTAATATTTTCAGTTATTCCACTGAACGTGAAATGTTGGAAGCATTTGCCAAATATATTCATAAAATGGATGTTGATATTATTTTGGGTTGGAATGTGTTCGGATTTGATATGGAATATATTTATCAACGAGCTCAGTTAGTTAAGTGTAATCTAGACTTTTTCAATTTGGGAAAACTCAAGGATCACGAGTGTGAAATGGTATATAAGAAATTGTCATCGAGTGCTTTGGGGGACAATGAACTGAAATTGCTTCCTATGCCGGGAAGATTTATTTTTGATTTATTTCAAGAGGTAAAAAAGGGGTATAAATTAGATAGTTATAAGTTGGATTCTGTAAGTAAGGAGTTTTTGGGCGATCAAAAAATTGATATGCCCGCCAAGGAAATGTTCAAGAGATACAAAGAAGAAGATCCGGTAAAGCTTCGAGAGGTTGCTGAGTATTGTATTAAGGATACATTACTTCCTCACCGCCTTTTAACCAAATTATGTACTCTCGTCAATCTTCTAGAGATGGCAAAGGCTACGTGGGTTCCCCTGACGTTTTTGTGCGAGAGGGGGCAACAAATCAAGGTATTTAGTCAGCTGTGTAAGAAGGCGAGGGAGATGGGTTTTATGGTACCGACTATCAAATATGGTGTTATATCTGAAGATGGTTATGTCGGGGCTACCGTCCTGGAAGCTGTGAAAGGAGCTTATTATAATCCGATTACTGCTCTTGATTTCGAAGCGCTATATCCCAGTATAATGTGTGCTCATAACCTATGTTATTCTTCGTATGTCATGGACGAAAAGAACTATGGTAACATCCCGGGCATTACATATGAGGAATTTGAAGTTGGAGATAAAAAATATAAGTTCGCACAAGGTGTCCCAAGTCTTTTACCAAGTATTCTTGTTGAATTGAAACAATTCAGGAAGCAAGCAAAGAAAGATATGGCTGCATCTACTGGATCATTAAAAGAAATGTATAACGGTAAGCAATTGGCCTACAAAATTAGTATGAACTCTGTATACGGTTTTACGGGCGTAAGTAAGGGAATGCTTCCGTGTGTCCCTATCGCATCTACGGTTACTTGTAAGGGTAGAAGCATGATTGAGGAAACAAAGAATTATGTAGAGGCGAATTTCCCGGGTTCAAAGGTAAGGTATGGAGATACGGACTCTGTAATGGTTGAATTTGACGTAGGTGATCGCAAGGGTGTTGAAGCTGTAGAATACAGTTGGAAAATCGGAGAAAGAGCCGCCGAGGAATGTAGTTCCCTTTTCAAGGCTCCAAATAATCTTGAACTTGAGAAGGTATATTGGCCATTCTTTCTCTACTCTAAAAAACGATATGCCGCAAAGTTATGGACTCAACACAAAGATGGTAAAATGAACATGGATTATATTGATATTAAGGGATTACAAGTTATTCGGCGTAATAATACAATGCATCTTCGTGAGGTGTGTAAAGAATTGTTCGATCTCATTCTCAATTCAAATGATACGGTACCACCCAAAGAATTGGCAAGACAGCGAGCGATTGAGTTATTATCGGGCGATGTTCCAAACGACAAACTAGTCCTTTCGCAAACTTTGGCAGACAGTTATAAGGTTAAGGGTGTTTCTAGGTCTGTCAATAGTGAGTATATAAACGAAATGAATCAATCCCACGTACAGGTTGTTCGTAAGATGAGAGATAGAAAACCCGGAAGCGAGCCACAAAGTGGGGATAGAGTACCTTTTATTCTTATTAAAACGGGAGATCCTCGCGCGAAGGCATTTGAGATGTCCGAAGATCCAAAATACGCAGCGGATAACAATATCCCTATAAACTATCATTACTATTTCGAAAATAAATTTTTGAATCCAGTTTCAGACTTACTTGATCCATTGTATGAGGACGCCAAACAAGAAATTTTTGGTGAGATTATAAACAAGCATAAACCTCCCAAAAAGGCACGGAAGCGCAGTGAATATCCATCACTGAGTTCTATGAAAAAGGATGATTTAATTGAAGAATGCAAGCAATTTAATATAGATTCAACCGGTACCTCTGCGGTACTAAAGGAACGTCTAAAGGAGGCACGTGCCAAGAAGGAAAATAATAGTTCAAGTATCGCAATGTTATTTAAAAACTACGAACAAAGTAATAGTAAGGAATGACATCACCGGAATTGACCGAGTTATTCAATAAAGAGGTTGATAGAAGAGTCAATGAAATTCTGACGGCGTGGGCGGAGAAAATTTCGAGTACTCACCGCGGGATTGATATAGAAGTTCTTTTGCGTGACTTACCAGAAAGTGTATCCGATTCACATTTTAGTAAGGGAAGATGTCGGGGCGTTATTAAAGGTGGAGCGCGTTGTAGCCGACTGGGCAAGAATGGGGGTTATTGCGGGTTTCACCTCAACCAGAAAAAGAAAATTTGTCCAGTGATTGTAGAATCAAAATTTGCGCACACGCATGACATGTCAATACAATACATGGATGACTGTCCGGCTTGTATTGCGTCAAAAAATATCACACAATCCCGACCTTCGTCCAGTCGTAATGAACTTATAGATTTGGATAACATAGTATAGTAATGAGTAAATCGGATATTCTACTAACATCAATTAATCATTTTTATGACGACACCGAGAATAAAGCTATGTTGAAATCTATACTCGATAAATCTAGTGGTATTTCATTACGTAATTTGGAATGGTTTATCACTAATTACGCCAAAAAACATAACCTGACATATACGACAAGCAATGGTAAATTATTTACAGTTCATTGCGCATATAAAAGTACGCTCGATGGTTATAGTAAAAAGTTATTTGACCCATTTTGTCGTTCGGAAAAGATATCATATACGATACCGGGGACAGATGATGAAATTAGTACTACGGTTGCCCAACTCAATTTCATCAAATGGTGTATAAAAAATAAAGTGATCGATTACATTTCAAACAATAAAGATACGCTATTTAATAAGCGAGAGAAATAAACCCACCCGAAAATTTAAACGTTTGATAGCCAGTGTAATATAAGTGTAGTGTGTAAGTATCTGTTAAACCGGATTTGAGATTAATTTCCAGATTAGTTTTGTCAGATTTTAGTTGCGAAAAATCTAAGCTTCCCGATGGTTTCACATTCATTGGATACATCGAGAAGCTATACGTATAGACATTTCTGTATGGACGAGATAATCTAGCCCTTATTGTAGTCAAGTACTTGTAATAAGAGTGGTTTGCGTCTGTTATGTTTGGGGTGTCTTGTCCGTTGATATAAAATTTTGCTTTATCCATCACCGGATAAAAGAATGAATACAACTGATCAAAGTCAAGTATAGATCCGAAATTGAATCTATTTTGAAAGTAATGGTAATCGGCACTTACCGAACCCGGTATCTCATAACTTGCCAGGTAACTGGAATCCACTCCAGGACCTTGTGCGACTTCCACATTTTCAAAATCTTTGTTTCTCAGAAACCAGTGAATACATTTTACGGGTATATTCGGAACCAATTGTAGTTTGACTTGGTCTTTTCCAACCTCCGTTTCCATTGTCGGGTGTTTCTTCACGACGTCGGTTATTAACTGCGTCGCTTCTTTCATGTAATAAATTCTTTCCTCTGGGGCTATTGTTAATTCCTCCGTGATTATGTCAAATTCCGGGACTGAGATAGTCGTAGATGAGTCCGTGAAGAAGGTTTGGGGATGTAACACGAATGTAAATTCAAGCTTTTGTTTATGAATTGCACAAAGTGGGAAGTAGGGTCTATTTGGTTGGTTTGTGTCATATTCATCACCCGAATATTTTCTTGAAAAGAAGAACGGAAGGGGTATGATGAGATCGGTATCATACTGCGCATAAGCACCGTTATCCACGGCACCATCATACGGAATGCCCCGGTTAATCAGTATCTTATTTGTGATCTTTTCGGACATTTCCATATACAACTCGTCATATAGTATCATCCAATCGTCATATATAGTTTCCAATTCCAATTCATCAACCCTCATGGTTATCGATTTGAATAGATGCCTTCCTAATTGGTCGGCATAATTCTGTCCATTTCCGGGGGCGCCCGCTATTTTGGGCATTTTTATAGAAATATACATATTACTCAATAAATCTCCCATGTTTTGTGGGTTCATGGTAACCTTTATGGTTTCACCAAATGGCCATGACGCTTTTCCTCCTGGATTAATGACGGGGGTGGTTCGATGATATTTTGAAAAATTCGAATGTCGTTTCTCTTTATAGGTAAATAAAGACCTCGCCTTATCATCGTTTGATATGAGGTGTTCATCTTGCTTTCCTATTGCGTGAAGGCATATCATGGCTCCGGTGCTGGCACCGTTTATGTCGCACATACTACTTATTGCTTACATATTTTTAATATCTAATTTCCACATATCTATGGGAGATGTTTGTTTCATAATTTCCAACTGGCGTCTAGCTTCATTGGATTCCTGGATGAGCGATTTCACAGACTCTTCTGTGTATTGAACAGTCTTGATATTCAGTAGATAATCGTAATTTCCGTCTATTTTGGGGAAGATTTGTGAGAGTTGTCGTTCAAGATCCAGCTTTTTTCTTCTGAAAACAATCAATTCTCCATCTATAACCATCAAAACGAATTTGGATTTGTGGCTACATAATGCCGCCTTCTTTTCCAGTACGTCAATAAGATGAGATTTTCTTGCGTTGTAGTGTTTCATTCGCAATTCAATGAAATCAATAAGGATCTCTTCCGGACTCTTATACTTATATATTCCCTTTGTCGGGTGAAACAGATGCATATTTGAAGAGTTTAATGACCGTCTCAATTTCAAGTCCTTGACTGGATCGTTACCTGTATAACCAACAATGTCAAAATCAACATTTTCGGTTGTACTGTTATTTGTATATGAAGCGATTGTCTTCTTCTCAACGAGAGTGTCAAGGTGTTCCTTGTAATCTTGTGTCCATCTTCCCGGGGGGAGTTCAATTACTTTAATTTTGGATCCCATGTCCTTCCATATACCTTCGGCAATCCAAGCACCCTCGTTACCCTCTCGTGTAATAGCACCTTTGAATCCCCTATACCACGGTTTCATGGGGACGATTGGTTTTTTGTCCAGAACTCGGAGGATATTGTTTTTGATATCAGCCGGATTGAATGGCGGAATAAAACTAGAAAATCCAGTCCCGATACCTTCAGAACCATTGATGAGTATCATTGGGAGGGTGGGCATATAGTAATTCGGTTCAATCATTCTCCCATCGTCATCCAAATATGTGAGGATAGCATCGTCTCTGTGATCAAACAGTTTTCTCGCTTCTTTTGTAAGTTTAGTGAAAATATACCTCGTTTGACTCGCATCCTTCCCACCCATCAATCTCGTACCGAATTGACCACACGGTTCGAGGAGATTGATATTATTACTACCCATGTAATCATTTGCCAATTTCACAATTGTATCGGCCAATGACACCTCCCCGTGATGATATGCGGATGTTTCTGCGACGTATGCAGCCAGTTGTGCAACTTTCATCTCATCTTTGAGATTCTTTTTGAAACAAGAATATATAACTTTGCGCTGCGATGGTTTTAACCCATCCGCAACGTGAGCAATGGATCTTTTCAGGTCTGCAAGACTAAAATTGACCAGGTCTTTGTGTATGAAATTTGTAATTCCAAGCGATTTAATAGAACCATACGGGACTTCCAATTCATTTGGATTCTTTGCGGTATTTCTTAAAAGCCATTCCTTTCTTGCGTCAGCCTTCTTTTTGTCAAAAGCCAGAATAATAGATTCATCCGACATTTTATCCATTTCAAATTTCACCGTGAGTTGTTGAATTTGTTTGAAATATTCTCTTGCTTCTTTTGAAGTGGATGTACCCAGACCCTTGTAATATTTAATCTTCCATCCAGGTTTTCCATTTCCGTACCACATTCTAAACGAAGAATCTGTATAGAATGATTTTGTTTCCGACCCCTTTGTCGCCTTAATGATAGGCGTAACCATACTCACAACAAAGTTCAGTTTCAAAAGACTTGGCCAGAAATGATGTATCATGTTTAAAATCAGACCCTTGATATGTGACCCATCGTTATCGGCGTCTGTCATGATCATTAGGCGACCATACCGAAGCTCAGAAACATCTGTATATTCTTTGCCTTGTTGGAGACCTAAAATCTTCTTGAGATCATTGAACTCCTGATTTGACGTAAGCTGTGTTACGGAAGCATCCCGGACATTCTTACATTTACCACGGAGTGGAAAAACACCATAATGATCCCTACCAACGACCGAAAGCCCCGCAACCGCTAAAGTCTTCGCCGAATCACCCTCTGTCACGATGAGAGTACATTTCCCAGACTGTGCCGTACCTGCCTTATTTGCGTCATCTAGTTTTGGGATGCCAGTGATTTTTGATTTTCTTGAACCGTCCGTCTTTTTGAGTTCCTTCATTTCCTTGAATTTTGACAATGCCAAGAGTTCATCTTGAATTCCAGTCTTGAGTACATTCTTGATAAAATTTTTCGGTGGTTCAAATTTACTTCCAAACTCTTGCGATTTTGATGTACATTCGGATTTAACCTGACTACTGAACGTAGGATTTTCAAGGGTAGCCTTTACAAAAACATTGAATGTATTTTTCACTTGTTGAGGCTTTAGTTTGATTTTCTTTGATAATTCATCAATGATACCCGCCGCCAAAAAGGATGTCACATGATCCACGTGACTCCCTCCCTTGTTTGTACAAATACCATTAACAAACGAAACCTGTTCAAGGTTGTTATCAGATGGTCCGATACACACTGACCAACGGTCCGTAGTCACACTGGCAAGAGACTCCACACCTTCATACATCTTCGCGTAGGATTCAAGATTCATTTTGGGTAATGGTTCGTCTTGAAATTTTACCTTACAGTTCGGAGTGGTACAAATATTCGCATCATACACTCTTTTGTGAAATATTCTGAATATCGTATTGTCCATCTGTTTCATTCCGAATCTTCTCCAATCTGGTATAAATGATACAGATACGGAAGACTTGCTACCGTTATATTTTTTCATAACGGGTGGAACACATATAGTCATATTATCTTTCCATATTTGCGAATAAGACATCTTGTTTTCATGATCTTTAATTTCTATGGAAAATTCTGATGAATATACGTTCGTGAGTTTTGCCCCGTATCCGTTTCTCCCACCCACTATTCTCTTTTTTGAGTCATCGTAGTTGGTACTCGTGAGAAGATGCCCAAACGTGAGTTCCGGATTCCATAGTTGCTCCTTTTTGTGCATCTTGATAGATACACCACCAAGGGGACCGTTGTTTTCGATTGTGATTTTTCCGGAATCTTTATCAATGGAGACATTTATACTCGTCACCTGTTTTGGGTGGAGCGAATTTCTATCAACCGCATTCACGAGTATTTCGTCGAAAATCTTGAGAAGAGCGGGGGAATATTTAATATCCCTTTTTTCAAACTTTTTTCCATATTTATCAATAAGCCAGTAGGTTTCCGGCGTTACTTCAACCGGACCAACATATGAGTCTGGTCTCTTTAATATATGCTCTATATGGGAAAGTTTTTGAATGCTTTCCTTCATTTCTCTTGAAAATTTATAGACACAATTCTTTACTTAGGTTTTTTTAGATCATATATCATCCGCCCGATATCTCCTAGCCATACCATAGTAGCTACTAAACCAATTTTCAACTTCCTCCTTTGTTTTTGTCAAGTTGGGTATATATAAATTTTTAATAATTCCGGTTTCACGTCCCATTATTTCCCTTATGCCCATTTTAGGGGGATTTACAAAGCAGCATCTACACACCCTTCTTGCCTTTAATCCAAATAATTTAATTCGAGATACATTATTTAACAAGAATAAGGGTCTTATGTGTCTATACTTGTATAATAATTCGTATTGTTCGTCTGTATCCGGTTTAATTGTTATATCGAGTGGTGACTGACACACATAACATTCATGTCTCCAGGATAATTTTGGCATACTTATGTATACGACGATGCTTTACTTTATAGCACTTTTAGTTATTTTGGTTCTTTTTTTGAACAGAAACAATACACGTCGGAGTAATAAGAAGTCTCTGGAGACCCTCATACGTCAGTCTGCGAGGTATGCAACTGCCGCCCAACAAGACGCGGCACCTCTTATAGCTGTGTTACATGCGAATTATGCCGCGGCATATATGTATGCGGCAACAGACATAGCCACAGACTCCGAAATACACACCGCAACCGGTGTGGATGTGGTTACATTCAAAGAACACATAGTAAATGTTCAAGATATGGTAACTAAAAGAACTACAGAAAAATGTCCCCAATTTGCGGGAGAAGTTGATTTGTATTTATCAACTATAGCCGGACAGGCAGATCTATAACTCCTAAGTAAAAAATAACATCTCATTTTTTTCAGATTTCTGAAAAAATAAGCCATGGAAGTTATACGCGATAGCTGCTGGTATGCGCTTCTTATGCAAACCATTAAATTTTACAATGTTATTGAACCGGATGAGCGATGTGTCCGACTCGCCGATGCCGAATGGCGACTGAAACAGAGACACGAAGCTATAAGAAAAGCGAAAGCTCAGCGTGGAATTATCGTTATCGATCCTGTCATTGAAGAACCACGAGAAAAGCGAAATTCTCACAAGATATGTGCGGCTACTACTATGGCTGGTAAAAGGTGTAGCTACAGAGCCGTGTGCGGCGACTTTTGTAGAAAGCATAAGGTTCCTACAGAAGATATCGATGGCTTGGCGAACATGATGAAGGGTATCAAAATCGATAATAAATCTGTTACAGACGGGAGTGTTGATGACCTCTGTAAAATGGTTGATGAAATTAAAATAACTACTTAATTTAATAATGTTAGACCAAGATACTCTTAGACCTGTAATTATATCAATGGTATTGTACATATTGTTAAGCGTTTCTATCCCTAAATATATAACAAAACCCAGTGGAATTAGATTTATCGATGATATTGTCGCTTATCTTATAACCCAGAAAGGAAATGTCGCATCAGGAACCATATTAGTTGGGGTTGTCATACTCGCATCAAATCATATAAGTGACAAATTCCTTTAGTATAGATTCCTTACTAACGAGTCGTTTAGTATGTGAATGATCCATTACCTTAAGATTTCGCATGACCGCATCAGACATGTATGTCACGAGTTGGTCAAAATTAGGTTTTCCCCATTCCATACCCTCTTTGAAAAGAAAATCATCTTCTTCTAAGAATCCGGGTTCGCACTCAATTGTATATGGAGTTTCGATGTATTCAGGAGCTCCCCCGAAATTTGTAATAATCACTGGCTTATTACGAAGTGCTGCCTCTACTGCGCCCATACCCACCCCTTCTGACGATGAAAAGCTCACATAACAATCTGAGATTGTATGAATATCTTCCATTTCATCATCAGAAACAAGTCCATTTATGACCTTTACGCCCGGTAACGGAATTTCAACGTCTTGATTACACGTAGCCTTTACGATTAACCGGACATTTGGCATTTCTTGTTTTACTCGCATAAAAGCGGTTAAAATACCTTTAAAATTTTTTCGATTATCCGCTATATTTCCAATATGATAAAAGGTATATGGTTTAAATTTTTTGGGACTAGGTATATGAGCATGTAAAGTAATAAAATTGTTTTTTGGGAACTGTTCCGAGAGTACATCTTTACAGAATTGACTCGGGACGTAAATTGTTTCAAATTCGTCACATATTTTACCGTAGTCTTCATGTACCGTTTTCGTCTCACATACAGTCATACAGGAGAGGTTCTTGACACGACTTTTCAAATATGGGATTAAATCCAGAGTGGGTTTGGTCGGTATAATAAATACCAGACCACTTTCACATTCCGGAACTTCTTCCCCAAAGTGATAATACTTTGATCCAGGGAAAACATTACAATACTTACTACAGTGCTGACCTATACCACTTCTCAGTGTTGGTCCAATGAATATCATTTAGTATAAAGATAATCTTGCTTTTATGTATATTACAATGTCCGACATCAGACGAGAAATTCTTGAAGAGCTTACCCGTGTTCGTCTTGATAAGACACGACTCTATACCCTCCTTTTGAAAATCGTTGATTCCTGTGATTGTTGCGCAAAGGCGTCTCCGGCGCCCGCTCCGGTCAAGGCGGAA